GCAGTACCATCGCAGCTGCCAGTCCCTGTGTATCAAAGTAAGTGTTATCAGCAAAGTCGCCATTGTCTTTGAGCTGTGGCGGCAAAAGCTGACCGAATTTGATATGTTTCAACATGTTTTTTACATCCATTTTTTTACTCCCGTTAAACATTTTTATACATTGACAGTTTCAAGTTTCGTACAACTCTCCTCACACATTTCAAATAGCGGCCCAGCCTCAATGGCCGGGCCGCTATTAACTTAGTTTTACGATGCAGCTGTAATCAGGCCGCAAATTGGGCCGGCGTTTGTCGTGTCGCCGACACCGTGAACATTGAAAGATACTCTCCTGCGAGCTCGAACAGCGATGATACCTTTTTCAAAGTATCTTTCGGAAGACTCTGCGATTTCCAAGCCGCCGCGTTTGCCCATCTGGGCACCGACTTTGAGATTGGCCAGGACAGCACATATCTGGCTGTTGGCTTCTGCTTTGGGCTGAACCTGAGCGAACTTGACAGCATAGCTGAGGAACTGTTTTTCCCTCTGGCCAGCACCGAGAACAACTTCCGAAGCGGTTGCACCGGAAGCGGCCAAAGCCAACTTGACCATCACAGTGTAATAGAAGTAGCGGTGGACATACCATTTAGCAAATCCATCATCGGCAAAGTCCGGCATGGTTCCAACAACTTTGTTGAAGTCGTTGAGGACAAGCTCGCTGTAAGCATTACCGCTACCAACTACCAGAGATTTGATATTGCCGATAGTATCGTCAACGCCACGAAGAGCACCGGCAATACCTTTGAATCCGAAGTATGTACTGGTACCATCGCCGAGGAAGCCGATTCTATCAATACCATATCCATACGAGCGGACAAACAGGAAGGCCAGCATTTCGCCAAGTTCGACGGCAGAGTCTTCGTCCAGTTCGATGGAGTACGCTGTCAACGCACACAGCGTCTTGAGTGTGTGGGATATCAAGGCGATACTTGGATCTGATTCGGCTACTGTGCCACCTTCGCCGGGACAATACAAATCCAAAAGCTGATCTGTCTTGGGCTGCAGGGTTGAACCGGCTCCCATAGGTACTGCCAATGCATCGGCTTCGAATACACCGTATTGCTCGAACATTGCAATCAGGGTAGGTATCATCTCTGTTGTTATCAGGGCAGAACCTCCGGACTGTGAAACGCCGGTCATGGTCTTAATGCCTTTTTCGTCAAGCCATTTAGGCTGCGAGCCCATATTGTCGAGAGCCTTTGCAATAGCATCGTACTTGCTCTGCAAATTGGACTTGTTGGCGGTACAGCCGGCCATGACCATAAGGCCGAACATCTTAGCTTCTGCAGGGCTGGCGAATAGGCCATTGTAAGAGCCGTCTGCATTTTTGAGGGCTTGGTAGCGATTGGCCCTTAGCTGCTTAAGCTGGTTTTGTATTTGCTCAGCGGTAGCCTTGAGTTCCTGACCTTCGGTTTTGAGGGAGGAAACTTCATCTGGCATATTTGCCAGGATTTCTTTGTCGATACCGACACGCTGGTCGATCAGCTCAAGGACTTCAGCTTTCGTAGCCTTATTCTTTTTGATGTCCTCAAGGCCGGTCTCGATAAGACCGATGGTTTGTTCGATTGTTTTTTCAGCCATTTTCTGACTCCTTATGGTTTAAAATAATAGTTGCAATTTGTTCTAACGCTTTTTGCTCGGACTTGTCATTATCCGCTGGATCGGGTGGATCGAGGTCTTTGCCGAGCATGGACTTCGCAAACCCGTCCGGGTCAGATATTAAATCTTTGAGTTCTTCAACATCATTTCGCAAATCGCCGAGTTCGTTGAGAATAGCTTCTTTGAGTAGGTCGAAAGCGTCCTTGACGTTTTTGTTTAGAGCATCCAGAGATGCTTGCACTTGCAGCGATTCTTTTTCATCTTCAAGGTTAAACCCTTTTACCTTGCTAAGTGCTTCACGGTTTGCACCGACCGCACAGCCCGATATTTCGTATAATTCAATTTTGGTAAAAATTATGTATCGACCAATCTTTTCGTTGCGTTCTTCTTTCCATTCAAGGGCTCTAAAACCAAGGGAAACGGCTCGCATGTGTTTGTCTTTATAGAGTTTGAAATATTCTCGTCCAAGTTCTGTGTCGGCAAAAATCAGATCCATTTCAGAAGTGTGGGATTTGGCTTTAAAGCTGTCTGTGTCCCAGTTGCCAATAACCGAAGACTTGCCGCTTTGGAGTCGGTGTTGATGACAGGCCAGAGCAACGGGGTTCTTGGAGAAAGCAGGAATAGCAGCTGCAACGGCAGATACTTCAACCTTTTCATTGTCGCGGTCAATCTTGTCAGAGCTTATGACAAAACGGATACGCCTTTCATCTTCGTTAATAGCAGCCTTTTCATCCACGTAAGAGATGAGTGCTTTTATATCTTTGATTAGATTATCCATTGTCAACCTCGCTTTTTAAATTGTTATAGCTGTAAAATTCGACTCTACTGTAGTCGATAGATTTGCCTTTACTTTTGCCCATCAGTTCAACGCATCGGCAATTGATTATACTGCCAGGCGAAGCGTTAGGGTCGCCGGGATGCATAAGGAAGTCGCCATCAATAACAAACGGTTTATCCAGTGCGATGCCTTTGGCGTATCGTTTGCCAGCATCTTTGTGCGATGGTCTGACGTTGCTGTCTCCACTGGTCAGCCATATCTTGAGTTTTACACCTGCGTGTTTCATACCTGCGTGGCGACCACTGCCGATAGCACCGGCTGTTTGAGTGCGGGCGATGCTTAAGGCCCGTTTGCGATTTGTACCGAGTGTGTTTTTAATTCGCTCAGTCAAGCCGTTAATGCTCTCACCTTTTTCAAGGCCCTGGCGTAACGTGCGAGCAATCGTATTCTGGGTCGTCTTGTTTATACCCTTGATATTTTGAGCCTGTTTGGCCAGGGCCTGACGAATTGCAGTATTACGTTTTGTAGTTTCAACAAAGTCTTTGATGGTCTCGGTAGAAAGGCCAACTTCAGAGGCTACCTGGCGGATGCCGAGTTCGCTGGACTTCTCAAAGAATGTCTGATTGATAATCTTTATTTTGCCGTTCTCTTTTTTGAGATCTAAAACCACGCGAGCAATGACCTCGTCGGTCTGGTCTTTGTTGATGGTCTTATTCTGGCCGAGTGCTTTTTTCAGTTCGCCAAGTAACTGACGCTGCTGTCGGACGAAAAACTTTCGCATGGCCTCTTTGTATTCACGTTCGATACCGGCCCAACTGATAACCCAGTTTTTCCATATTCGAAGCTTGGCTGCATCGTCGGCCTTTTCGAGTATATCAGTATCAGATGGTACTGATATGGATTTGTCGTCTTTGTCTTCCGGTTCATCTCCGCCTTCAGGAAGACTCGGCTCTGTCAAGCCATCGGGGCCAGCCTCAATTATCCAGCGTGCCGGCATCAGGGCCGGTGAAACAAAATGCTCATTGCCCCAAGGTATCTGACTGGTGTCGAATGGCAGGTCATAAACTTCTATTATCTGGTTGAGAGGCACACCGTATTTGACGTTGCTCATAACCTTTTCGATTTTGTCGCGTTCCATCTCCTGAATAGCTGGGTGAGATTCTACATCGAACCAGCCAAACAATCCCTGGTTAGATTGGATCGCCTTAATCTTTGCCTGACGGTAAGAGTATTTGCGAGAAATAGGTAACCTGGAACCGCCGAAAGATTTTGCGTTCTCAATGGACACTCCCTTGGTGCTTTTGAATCTAAACGTGTGAAGTATGCCCAGTGTGAGATGTTGAGCTATAAATGATAGCATCGGAGCGATGGTGTACATCACGAACCTTTGAGTCGCCGGGCCGTGTGTATATTGAGCCTCGGGGTTAAGAGAGACTATTTCCGGAGGAACACGGAACAAAGCACATATAGTACCGGCATCGTATTTGCGAAGGTCTATCATCTGCAGCTCGGCCATTGTTTGTCCGAGCGTTTTGACTTCCAGTCCACCAGTGGCCAGGAATGTTTTGCCAGCTTGCCTGGCACCTTTATGGGTACCATCGAACTGGGCAACAAGGGCTCTCTTTTCGTCGGCATCAAGTTTGACTCCCGGCGGTGTCGTCAGCATGGTTCCTATTCTTGCACCATTGGCAAGAGTTGCCTCGTTATATTGTGTCGCTTGATAGCTTGAGTTTATGGCCATGCGTCCGGCTGTTAGCGGTCCGGTACCAAGGAAGTTACTATCTGGATTAAAGTTTGTTATGGCCCACACATCCTCCAGGAACAGCGGTACCTTTTTGCCTGAATTAGTGTGTAATTCATAACCGACAAGTTCACCTTGTTTGATTACCGGCCTGCATTGTTCCGGGCCGGCAACAATAATGCTCTTAGGACTTAGCAACTGCTTGTCTGCAAATATCCAGTACACCTGGCGATACAAGGAATAGAAGCCTACCGTTTCAGATAGTAACTGAGTGAACGGCATGTCCTGATTTCGGAAAAGGAAGTTGTATGCATCGCCGGACTCAACAACCTCATCGTTAGAGTTTGACAGTACCATCTGAATGGAGTTGCAAACATCAATGATAAGGTTGACACATATCCAAACCCATTCAACCTGACTGTAAGGCTTGCCCGGCCTGCCTGAATTTTTGTTGAGATTTATATCCAGGCCCATATCCCACATCCGACTAAGTGGAACCGTGGATTTTTCAACCATGCCACTGGCCTGATGGGTTCTGTTTCGTTTTTTACGTCTTCTTTTCGCCATTGTTTAAGCCGAGAGTAAAATAATTTCTGGTTTATCAATTCCTAAATCGCTTGCTAAATAAGCAAGGCTCTTAGCCCAAAATCTGTCAGCATGGCCAAGGTCGGTTCGCTCTGCATCAAAACGTATATTGCCGGCAGCGGTAGTTGTCTTCTTGACCGCATGTAAATCGTCTCTTAGCTTCTGGCACATTGATATACGAGTAAGCCTGTCCTCGAAAAGGTTGCGAGTTCGTACTGCCATATCCTTTTTGGATTTATTAGTGAACTCGACGGCCTCAGCACGGTATCCGTATTTTTCGACGGTATCTTCACCAAGGCTCAGGCCCATGCCGGAAGAGTCGATGCAAACACGTTCAAGTTTTTTGATACGATCCATTATCTTCCAGAGCATTTCTTTTTGTAAAGTCAGGCGAACCTTTGGCAGCAGTATCGTTGCTCTGTTCCAGAACACATCGCCGACCTGGTCTTCCAGGTCGAATACGCTCAAGTCTTTTCTGCGGGCAACATCGAGCCCACCGAATGCACGGCCTTCAATAGTTGCGGCAATTGATTCAAGCAGCTCATCGGTTAAATCATCGTATAGAATTTCTGCCGGGACGGTATCAAGCTGACAGGCCGCTATCATCTCATAGGTCAGCCATGCAGATGCCTCGTCGATGAACTTGACCTCAAACTCCTGCGTCCAGGCATCAGGATCATCGATGCCTTTGCGGAGCTGGTCGATATTGTGAGGCACACCGTCTTTGACTGCCTGGTATATATCAACAACGTGCTTGCTCCAGTCGTTATCACCGGTACAAAGCCTGTGGAATCTATTACCCATGCCCTGCGGTGTGGATATGATCCTGATCTTGTAACCGCGAGAAATTGTTGGATACAGTGCTGCCCAAATTTTATCGCTGTCTTTATGGAAGGCAAACTCATCAAGAACTACGTTTGCCGAAAAACCGCGAGCAGTATCAGGATTTGCCGGCAGTCCGATGATACGAGCTCCGTTGAACAGTGTTATGGTCAGCATTGTGTAGCTGTTGTCTTTATCGACGAATTCATCGACCTGGATATCTGATGCGGCGATAGAGTAAGCCTTGCAGTGCATTTTGACCTTGCTCATAAGCTCTTTACTTTGCCGTTCACCAGCACTCAACAACACCCAGTCATCGCCAGTGTCCATGGCATCATCGACAACCTCGAGCGCAACGATAAACGACTTGCCGATTTGTCGGCTCATTAAGCCGATTTTAAATCGAGCATCGTCAGCCAGCCAGCGATGCTGGAAGCCATAAAGGTCTATTGCGGATGCTACCATTATTTAAATATTCCGTAGATTTGTTCGCGAATCATCTTCAATGTTTCCGGTGAAATTTCCTTTTTGCCAATGGCTTCTATATTCTTTGTCGCATCAGCCATCTTTTGTTTGATCTGCTCCTGGCGGTACTGGTCGGCCTTGATGCTTATGTTGGCACAATCGCGTATTGCCTGGGCGGTTTCCTTAATCTGCTTTGAGTTCATTTTGGAAGCCGAGGCCAACTCAACAGCTCGTGCTGTCAAAAGTTCTGCGACAGCC